TCGCCGTGCCGACCGACATATCCCCGTTCCATGTGTCGATCACGCCGGCGGAACTCTTGGTCAGGTCAACGTCCGAGACGGCGCCGAAGATCCGAATGGCGCCCTCCGGGAAGTCGTACACCTTCACACCGCCGTAGGCGACCACCGTCGGCTCGTCGGTCAGCGGGACCGCAACGTTCGTGAACGTCAGCACCGTCTTATGGATGATGCCGTCGCCCTTCTCGGTCGCCGAGACGCCGGTGCCCGCGGCGGTGCCCGCCCCGCTCGAAGAACTCACCTCGCCGGTCAGCCCGATGTTGCGGAACCCGTCAATGTCCTTGTTCGCATCGACGACAACCGCCTTCTGGGCAGTCACCGTGCCCTCGGTGATGCCGTCGATGTACGCCGCTTCCGCGCTGGAAAGCACGGAGATGTTTTCGAGATACCCTTCCATCTCGCTGCCAAGCGTGTTGTCCGCCAGTGCAACGCGAAGTGCCTGTGCCAGTCTGTCTGAAATCGCCATGTCTATTCTCCTTCTGGTTTGTAGGCGTGCTTCTCGATAATCTCCTGCTGGAGTTTCCGCTTTTCCTTCTTAGGAAGTTTCTCTTTCTCGGGCACGATCTGGGCGATCTTCTCTTCGACCAGACCCGGAGCAAGCGGTGGATTCGGCGCCGTCTCCCTGCGCACGATCTCCGCTTGATGCGTGTTGGCAGCCCGCTTGATCTCCGATCTCGCATCCATGCCGCTCACAACCGCCTGCGGGTCGCCCGGGAACCGTGCGAGCCACGGTATGTAATCGTCGTGCGGTCCCATGCGCCCGCCGTTCTTCTCCACAAGCCGGCGAGTGCGTTCCGCGTACTCCTCGCCGTGCTCCTCGGCAAAATGCGTGTTGCCAGCCCACCAAGCCGTGTCCGTGTTCAGACCAGGCCCCTTGCGCGCGGCGAGCATCTCCGCCATGCGCGGCGTGCACCCGTTCTTGATCGCCGCTTCGTAGATCGCACGGTCCATCGCTCAACCCTTCTTCTTCTTCTTGTTGATCCGTATCAGCGTTTTCGCGAGGGTCGCCCTTCGCCGAGTCCGCGCATCGAACTTGCTGTCCGGACGCAGCACGTACTCGATGAACTGCCTTGTGGTCATCCCGCGCCTAGCCGCCTGCCTGCGGAACGCGCCCTTGTTCTTCGCCGTCGCTTCGGCAATCCATTTTTCATCGCTCATCGCATCGCTTCCGGTCTCAACCTTTCCTGGATGGAACTCGCCATTCCGCCCATCATGGGCGCCCCTTCGCCGAGAAGGTCGTCAACGTCGATGCCCATCTGTTCGAGCATCTGCTTAATCGCCTGCGCCGTCTCCATGTCCCCCTGCTCCAACGCCTGCTTGTAGAGAGAAATCGCTTCGGCTATGCGCTCGTCCATGTCTCACTCCGATAGTTTCTTGGCTATGTCGATCTTCGCCGACGTTTGCTTTGACAAAAGATCCATTGCGTGCTTCCTTGATGCGGCATCGAGCGCAGCGCTCGCCTTGGCGATCTCAATCTCAGCCTTGCGTTCCGCTGCCGCGGCTTCCATCGCCGCTACACGCTGCTCCAACAGCGTCTTGGCAACCTCGCCCTCGACGGATACCTGCTTGCCCTGTATGTCAAGCTGCTTGCCTTGCAGGTCCATCTGCTTCGCGGCAAGCTCCATCTGCGCCTTCTGCTGCTCCAGGGCGACCTGCTGCTGCTGCGCCTGCTGCGCCTCCGGGTCAGGCTGCGGCGGGCTCAGCAACAGCCCGTCGATCCGGTCGCGGGCAGCGTCCAGGTTCTCTGCCCATGCCTCGACCAGCGTGTTCCAGCCCGTGAACTCGCCGGTCGCCATCGCGTATTGGAAATACTGCGGGCCAAGCACCTGGATCATCCGATCCCAGATCATCATGTCCCGCTCGCGGTCCGGACGCTGCAAACTGCTGGACGAGATCGTATACGCCATCTGCCGAACGACCAGCTCGACATCGGCGCTCATCACGAACTTTTCCCATAAGAACCGAAACGTCATCCCGCCGAGCGGTTCGACATCTCGCCCGTCGATGAACCATCGGCTCAGGAACGCTTCTGTAGACGCGATGCGCGATTCCGTCTCTGCGATCCGCTTCTGCATGTACTGCGGCCGCACGCCCGCCGCACGCGCCCGCGCCTGCGTCTCCGCCGCCGATCGGTCGTTCGCCTCGCCGGCCTTCATGCCGTACTGAAAGGCGCTCAGCCCGGTTGCACGCTCGAACCACTCGGCCATAACGTCCGTGATCTTCCATGCGTCGATGTTGACCGGCGGTTGCTGGATAATGCTGATCGCCTTGCGCACGTCGTCGCTTGTCGGATCAACCGGGATGATGCACTGATCCTTGCCGTTGTTGATGTACTCTTCGTACCGCTCCATGTGCGAGCCGAGCACAGCCCAGAAGTCGCGGCTGGACGACCAGGTTCTTTGTGCCAGGAACGGGAGCATGAGGTTAAGGAACTTCAGGTATCCCATGCCAGGCTCAAGCGGTGCGACCGGGTAGGCGGAGTCCGGGTTGGGGTAGAAGTCGCAGACCTCGCACGGCCATCGGTCGTCCGCCCATAGCGGCGTCGGCCACGAGAACGCCTGTCTAACCTCCTCGTCCGTCATACCGCCGCGCATCTTCTCGGACGGGCAGTTGAGCGGCCATGGCACGTTCGACGCGATTGCGATGTAGGCGTAGTCACCGACTACGCGCTCGAGGTGCTCGCGAAGCCCAGTGTCCATATGCCGCACCATGCGCGAGCCCGGCCCCATCTTGGACCATATCTCGTGCCACACCACGATATCGCGCTCCTCTTCGAGCCGCGGCTGGGCCGTCGAATCGTACGTGCCGAACACGCTCTCCGAGTAGTTCCACGCCGACTCCAGGCTGGACTTGTCCTTGAGCGATTCGCTTGGCAGCCCGAACCGCTTCTCGACCTCCCAGTACGGCTCGCGGTGCGTGCGCATGATCCATTTGGCTTCGTTGATATCCTTCACGTCGGGGTCGATTAGCAGGTCGAGCGGATCGCTGCGGAACGATCCGACGATACTCCGATCCGAGCCTGGATACTGATAGGTCTCGATGAACCGCACGCCGCGCCCGGTCAGCATGGCGTCGATCGCCATTGCCTGCGAATGCTGCGTCATCCCGCCGCCCGGCATCTCGCGCGACGTGTAGTTCAGCCACTTCTCAAGCAGCTCCGCAACGACATCCGCCATAGCGACGTTGTACTGATCGTGCTGCATGCGCATTTGCAGCTCGCCGGCGATCTCCGGGTTGCGCATGAGCTGTTCGATCGTGTCGTCGTCGATGGCGAGCCGCTGTTTCGGCATGACCTTTCGGAACGGGATATCCCACAGCACGTTCGGCCCGATCACGGCGACGAGCTCGAACGCCTTGTTGACCGAGATGGGGAACCGCGGTCTGGATATGACGTTGTTCAGGAACCTGGACGCCCATTTCGAGTTCCATAGCGCGGCGCACGACCGCGCGTAGAACATCTTGCACTCTTCGGCGACTTCGACGAAGTGCTTCCGGTGCTCGTTCTTGTACGCGGTCTCTATCTTGCCGAGCCATGCCGACACAAGCGGTCTCAGGAACTCGGTGTCCGTCCAGTCCATAGGTTACGTCCCCTGGTTGACTCGCTCATCAAGCAGCTTTCGCTCCTCTTCCTGTTTCTGCCGAATCTTCTCGTCCTCGAGCGCTCGCTCCTCTTGCTGATCGAGCTGTTTCAGGTGCCATTCGTAGTCCGCTTTCGGCGGTTTGAACCGCGGGTTTCCCTCGACCTCGATGTAGTACCAGCACCCGCCCGGCCCCATCTGCGTGCTTGCGCGGTTGATCAGATCCGGGTGTTCGATATAGATCGCCCCCCTTCGCACCATCTTCTGATTCTCGCCGAAGATTTCGACATCGATCCTTCCCGGCGCCACTTGTGCAGTCACGACGCCGACGAGTCCGCCTTTCTGCCGGTACCTCTGCGGCCGATCGATCCATCCGACCATTTTCCCTTTGGGCGGTGTCGGGAGCGGGTTCTGCCGATCGCGGTCGATGCGTGCGAGCACCTGCTTACAGATATCCGACATCTCTTGCACTTCAGCTTTCGCTTGTGTCATTTCGTCTTTCTCCTACTGATGTTCAGTTGAGGTTACGCTACCATACCCGGCCCAAGGTGTATCGAACCTTTCGAGAACCTATTGGGGTCCGTTTCTTTGAGAAGCTTCTTGATCCATTCCGGCATTTCGGCTTTATCTTCGCGATTGCTATACCGATAGACATCTCCTGTTTCGATTTCCGGCCGCACGTGTGCGCACAGGTATTCCAGCGCTTGCATACAGTCGCAGGTTCTCGGGTTCGACGGTTCATCGACGATTTCATCGACTCCGTTAACCCGGATGATCCGCTTCATGTACCGATTGAACTCGCGTTGTGTTTCGAATGTTGTCTGTTCGCAGAACAGGAGCATAGGCAATCCGTCTTCGACGGTTGCGAGCATTTCCCTTACGACGTTCCTTCGGAACGAGGTTGCGTTGGTTCCGTACTCGAATCCGCTCCTTGTCCTTTTGCTCAGGATTCCGAACCTGCTGAATGCGTCGGCATAGACTTGCACGACCGCGCGCCCGTCCGACCCGACGGTATGCTGCCTGCCCTGGTTCTTGTCGATGATGAACGACGTATAGCTGACGCCTGCCATGAGCGGCTTGAGCGCTTCTGCGAGCACATCCGGCGTGAACTTCTTTGCAACGAACTCCCATTCGATGATCAGTCTGCGTCCGATGCGGACGTTTTTGTACTCAAGCGGCGGTATGACGCCGGACAGCACGGCGGTCCTTGTATGGCTTGGGTCGATTGAGAGGAACCGCACCCATTCTTTCGGCATTCGTCCGTTGATCGAGTAGATTCTTTCCAGGAGGTTTCGTATGGGGTTTTCGCTTGGCACTTCGTCCGGCGTGTACTTTTTGATGACATGCATTGCCGGCACGAAGTCGTACATGAGGTACCTTCCGCGCAGCAGGTCTCCGCGGTTCCGTCTTGCGATGGCTTCTTCATCGCCCATACGTCTCAGCCCGCGTTCCCTTCCTTCCTTGCTGGCGAACGGGTTATCGGTACTGACGAGCTGGAACGATGCGACATCGGGGTTTTCGTCGTCTTTCTGTGCTTCCGCCCTGTCGTACATTTCGACGATGGCATGGTTCTGCATTTGCGGGTATGCGTCCCATAGCAGCCATCCGTCGCGGTCGATGAGCCTGTCTTGCCATTCGTAGAGGTGATCGGGCTTAGCGATATCCTCATTGATCCACAGTCCGTCTACGGCATCGCCCATGCCTGGATGATCTGCTGTTGACGGGAAGGCGTAGATCAGTGCTCCGTTGATGAGTCTGAGCGCCCGGAACTCTCTTGCCTTGACGCTTTCCCATACGAAGCTTCCTTTTTCGATATACCTCGGCGGGATCGCCGGCCCGCACAGTCGGCTTTCCTTTTTCCGTTTCCTGTCCCGCGGGTCGTTTTCGTTATAGATCCGCCATTTCCCTGTATTTTCATCCCTGATTGCCCGGACGCTATTGCGCATGCCTCTTGAGAACAGCAGACGGTAGATGGTCTTACCGATATGCCGCATATCCAGCCCGATGATCCAGTATGTCAGCGGGTTATCCGGCGTGGACACGGGATATTTGGGTTCGATCCTTCCTCCGTCCGGCAGGAAGATCGGCAGTCCGAGCACGCGGCTTACAAACTCTGCGGTTGTGCAGACGCTTTTACCTGCCCGTTTTCCGCCGTAGATGAGCACTTCCCGCGCTTTGCACTGATGGACCTTGATCTGTTCGCCGAACGGCCGATAGACGCGCATGAACTCGCGTTGCGCGATGGACAGCATGCGCGTGGTTTTGTCGTAGACGACCTTCGCGTTTGCCGGGTTAATCGTCAGCATCGGCAAGGACCCGTGCGGCTTCAAGCAGTTTATCGGACGTATCGTGTTTGAGCATATCGGCGAACATTTGCAGCAGGGCGGTTTTTCGGTTCTCTTCGAGTTCTTCGGGGGTCATTTCGTCGTAGTTCTTTGCGTCTTCCGCCTCTTCGTATGCGTGTGCGAGCTTGGTGAACTCCAGGATCGCCCGATGTGCCTTGTCCGCTTTATTGCCGGTCACGAGGCATTCATCGATCATGGCTTGGATGACCCTTGCCCACTGCGTGCCGAGCTGTGTTGGCCCGCCGAACTCGTCGTATGCTGCGATGAGCACGTCTGACAGGCTTGGCACGGCTTCCCTTGATTCGAGTGCCGTATCGACCTGCGCTGCGATCAGGTCCTTTATGTACCTCCTCAGCTTCCTTTGTCTTTCCTCGCTCGTTGCTTCACGGTTGCATTCCTTGCATCGGTACCCGAACGGTCCCCTTTCGACTTCGCCTTCCTTCACGACCTTTCCGCACATGTAGCAGGTCGTTGTCAGGGCACCTTGTAGATTTTCGTCGAGTGTTTCCGCCATATCTCCTCCAGTGCATCCTGCCGTTCGCTAGGCCCGATGACGACGGCATCGAGTTCTTGCGGGTCGAGGATATCGCCGACGTGCATGGGGTCGCCTTTGATGTGTCTCACGTCGAGGTCTTGGAAGTTCCGCTCGTCGAGTTCTCCGTCTGTAACGGCGTAGACAGTGCCTTTGGTTACGATCGCAACGATCGCGGCCAGGCATCCGTTCGCCGGCTCCAGGACAGCCACCCGCCCGAACGTCCCGTCGTAGAAGAAGTCCCTGACGGCATCGACATCGACATCCATACCGATAGGGAAGTAGACTGGGTACCCGCCGACGTTCCTTGCGACGGTCGGGGGCTCGTCCTTCGCCTCCGGCTCGTCGTCCTTCACGTCCTTGATGACGTAGACGGTAACGCTGTCTACGGACTTCGACTTGAGCAGTTCGAGCAGCTCGGTTTCGTCGATCGGGTGTTTGACGTATTTGACGACATCGACCATTAGATACACCTCAACGCACGCATAGCTGCCAGCCACGCACCGCGCAGTGAGCGCCGATCGCCGTCAAGCGAATCGGCGCCCCTCTGCACGGCACGGAGGATGGCTTCTGCCCGCGGCTTGTCTTCCGGCTTGAAGCCGCGCAACCAATGTTCCCCGAACCAGGCGTCCTGCCACGCCGGCAGGTGCTGCTCCCATGCATCTAACATGGCCAGATCGAGCTGGTCCCTCAGTCTTGTGATGGCCCGGCTTTGCTCCGGTCCGGCCGGGGTGTTTTCGAGTATGGCGTATGCGGCGGAACGGATCGCCTCAAGGGGTTCGGTGACCTGCTTGCGCACGGCAGGTGGCAGGCCGCGCAGCCAATGGTCTCCGAACCACGCCTTGAGGGATCGTTCCGTAACCGCCACATTTAGCGCTCGCGTACGTTGATCAGAACTTGGCTTGCGCTTGCGGCAGTGTCCACAAGCACCTTGCCGGCGTTGTTGATCGCCTGGTTCCTAGCCGCAGTGGCGTCGGCAGGCGCTCCAATCGCCGTGACCTTCCCTGCGTTGTCGCCCTTGACCACATCGCCGGCCGACATAGCTTCGGACGTGCTCTTGTTGGCGTAGCAGGGTCCGTCCCTGACGATGAGGCAGATATCGTTCTGCACGCATCCGTTGGAGTTGAGGTTGTCGATAACGATGCCGGCGATTTCGCCATCGTCCACATCGTTCTTGGCAACCCTCGCGTGTCGCGTGGTCCACTTGACGGCATCGCCAGCCTGGAGCGTCGTGGCGCCGGAGTTCCGAACGGCCATGACTTTCCGCTGCCAGTTCCTCGTCCTGCCCTGCACGCCGGCTTCGCTCTTGGGATCGAAGACAGCGCCTTTGGTCTCTGTCCCCTCCAGGAAGACGCTTTCGGCCCAGTATTGGCTGCTGGGCACGTCTCCGCCGAAGTAGGTTGTGCCTTGCCGAAGCATGGTCATAATCGCGTCCATTGCTCTCTCCTTGTGAGATCGTTTTCAGTTCAGCCCTACGCATAGGGGTAGAGTTTCGCGAAGCCTTTCATGGAGCGGAACCGGATGTTTCCGGTCGTGAACAGAGCCCAGATCGTGCTGAACGCCATGGTCGCCAGCTCGATAGGCCCCTTGCTCCGGAACACGCCCTCTGAGAACAGCGAGTGCAGCGACACGCGGTCCATCGAGAAGATGTACCCGGTCGAGTGCGGGCACCAGAAGTCCGGCTGAATCTCCAGACCGTCGAGATAGACGGCGCCCTGGGATCCGACCAGCCCGATGTCCGTGTTGCTCTTCGCTGGCTGGATCATCCGCAGCTTGGCTTCCTGGCTCTCGCGCAACCCCTGGAAGCTCCAGCCGTCGAGGACGCAGAGCCCCTTCGGTGCGTTGATGCTCCCGAGCAGCTTGAGCCAGATCTGCGCTTGCGAGATGGCCCGGAACAGGTTCGTCCGATGGTCCGTGGAGCCAGTGCCCCAGTTGGTCGAACTGGTGTTGATCAGGATCGGCGAGTTGCAATCGTAGTCGGGGTCGCCGTTCCCGTCTGGCCAGTCGGTACCGATGGACACGTTGTTGGGCGTGCCCATGTCGCTCGACCAGAACCCGCCGTTCGCTTGCAGAACGGTGCTCTGCTGGGCGTAGGAGCCGTTCGGCGCGGCCACCCTGTCGGCAGATGTGACCGTTCCTTCATCGAGCCCGGTTTCGAGCCCGTGGTACCGATCGGTCCTTCCCGAGGAAGAGCCGGACTTGTAGCATTCGCCTTGCAGGTTCTGCTGCATGGCGTTCCGCAGGTCGTTCGCCTTGTCGTTGAAGAGTCGAACGATGGCTTGCGGGCCTTTGTTGATCTCCTGGTCGAGCATGGACATGCTCTCGGTGGCGACGTAAGCTCGCCACGGAAGCCGCATGATCTCATGCTTTTCAGTCGGGGCATACTCGATGTTCCCGTGGTTTGCAAACGGCGTCACTTCGGGCAGCCTGACCTTCATGTTCCACACGAGCTCAGAACCGGATTCGCCCTTGACGACACGTCCGCCATCCAAGAGCTTGTTGAAGAAATAGCTTCCGCGGAGGGTCTGATCTTCGACCTTTTTCAGCCACTTGGGGATGGTGGTCACCGCAAGTTCTTTGGCTAGGTCTGTGATATGGAGAGGGATGTCAGCCATTGTTTAGATTCCTGACTACGCGCCGGTCAGTGTTTGCCCGCGCACTTCACAACGGGTTCATTTCAGCTTGAGGCGTTCTGTCAGATCCTTTTCGATGAAGTTGGCGATGTCGGCTTCGCTCGCAGGCTCTTTGTCGGAGACCTCGACCTGCGTCGAGTGTGCCGACCGCTTCTTCGCTTTGTCCAGAAACGCCTGTTTCCTTTCTTCGTTCGCTCTCTCCGGCTCCTCGTCCTTCTGTTCCGGGCGTCCGACCGCATCCAATGCGAGCTGGATCATTGCGTCCTCGGACGCCTGGATGCCCATCTTCTCGAGGCGGTCGATGTAGTTGAAGAACTTCTGGCCGTACTCCGTCTGCTGGTACTCGCCTGTGACGGGGTCCTTCTGCCAGAGGTAGTCGCCAAGCTCGCTCCTGTACCGATCGAACGTCTTCTCTGTCGAAATCTGCCCGATCAGCTCGTCCCGAAACTGCCCCAGCTTCTCGTCCAGGATCCGGTCGATGACCGGGCGGATCTTGTCCCATGTGTCCTTGTACGGGTTGGACGCCAGCCGCTGCTGCTCGAACTGCCGAAGCGACATGAGGTACTTGTTGACCTGTGCAGCCTCCGGCTCGAACCGCGGATCCGCGGCTTTGACAAGCCCGCCCTGGTCCTCTTGCAGGATCCCTGCCTTGATCAACTGCGTCCACGAATCGTCCCATTTCGGCGCTTGCCAGACGCTCTCCCAGTACTTCTCCTCGTTCCACTCGCCGGTGTCCTCGTCCACACGCTCCGGATCCTGCTTCGATAGAAGCTCCTGAAGCTTGTCGTAATGCGGCGCAAACCGTTTGCCCATCTCGGCATAGGGCGTCAGCTTCTCACGCTCCTGCTGCAACGACGTGAGCCGCTGATGCATCGCCTTGACTAGCTCCGCCGAGCTCTGAAACCCGGATGTGTCGATCCCAAGCTCCTTCGCAGCGGCCAACGCATCGTCCACCTGCTGCTGCGTCGGCTGATCCTGCGTCGGCTCCAACTGCTGTTCCGGTTCCTGTGCCGTGCCCTGCGGATCGTCCCCCTTCACCAAGTCCGCGAACAGATCGTCCAGACCCGTCTGCTGTTCAGTTGCGGGCATATCGAAATCTCCTTTGAAAAGATTGGTTCCTGCCCGCATTGTGCTATGTGCAAGACGTTTCACACATAGACAAGAACACCCATCATCTGGTAAGATTATGTAAATGCCCCTAACTGCACGGAGTTGCCAATGGACGATGAAAAACTTCTTCTATCGCAAGCGCGGCACATGTTCACCTGGACGCCATCGGTAGACACCATCCGAAGGTGGATCTCGAAGGGAATCAAAAGCAAGTCAGGACGTACTGTCAGGCTCAACGCGCAACGTGAAGGTATGTACGTCGTCATCGCAAAGGCCGATATCGAAAAGTTCAAAAAGGAACTGAACGAATGATCTACGAAAACTGGCCAAAACGAAACTGGACCGGAATACCATGCTCCGCATCATACGCATGCCCCGTCCAAGCATTCCCGTCAATCGCATCGCAACACCGACATAACCGAAAACACGCAAATTACGAAGGGATCTGGTTCGGCGAATTCTCCGAAATCATCGATAACGCATGGAGAAAACCCGCACTGAAAAGAACCGTCTTCAAAAAACTCGCAAAAACACTCGTGCAAGGGGATACCCTGTACGTCCAACACCCAAGAATCATCATCAACGCAGTCAAAGACTACAAACCTATTCTCGAAGTACAATTCAATATCGTCTGCTGCTGGGGAAACTGCTCCATCATCAATAACAAACCCTCAGAAAACCTCGAAATCTGGATCGATGGACTCAAAGGAAACAACAAAGTATACAAAAAACTAAAAAAACCACCATACGGGGCAGTAAACACACCCACTAGCATGAAGTGGGACCGCGAACTCAGAAATGCAATGGACAAAATCGTTAAACTCAGAGATGAACAAAATCTGACATTCAGACAAATCGCTAAAATCATCAATCACCCAAGAATCAAATGCCATAAATCCGCTAAATATGCATACCTGCACGAAAAAGCATACAGAATACTAAACGTCACAACCCCGCAAGAATTCGAACCAAAACTCATGCCACCAGAACATGTGCTCAGCAAAGCAAAAACACCAAAAAAACCTACCGCCTCAACTCTCAAATACCTCGCCTTCTAACATGCCCCCCAAACAAAGGTTTCATGCGTGAAACCATCGATCGGCGGGGTACCAAATACCTATCACGCAAATTCCCGTAAACCCTTGCAACAAAACAACTTAAGCTCGTCTCATGCACCAAAAAATAACCCGAAAATTATAGGGAAAATCCGCTACCGTCGAACGTGTATGAAGGGAAAATGGGGATGGATTCTAGGGAGGGAATATACAATATGTGAGATCCGCGTTGGGGGCCTACCCCCCCCCCCCCCCCCGCACCGCGTGCTACCGACCGCCCCCCCGCCACGCCTGGCGACGACGGCCGATCCTGCACACCCATCGCCACGCCGGACGGGCGTTCCTCACCGCCAGTGACCGTCCCCGCGGGCAGCGACAATCCCTGAAGCTCCAGAGCCCCCAACGTCCGTTCCAGAGGACGCTGAAGCCAGTACTTCTCGATCAACAGATGGACCCACACCGATATCCCGTACCGGCTCTTCGGGATCAGCTTCGGCGCCAACGGCGCCGTCACCGTGCGCGGCTGGTCCGGACAGACGCATGTGGACACATACCGACGACGACGGATCACCCGACGATGGGCCCGGACCTCCACTTCGAGCTGTTCCGAGTCCTCCGTTTCGGGCAAAGCACGCCGAGGCTGTCTACAGCGAGGACATACACGCTCCTGTTCCGGAAGCTCGTGCCACTCTTCCACCACCGACACGTGCGGGTAGTCCCGACGTCCCGGCCCTCGCCGCCCCGGCTGCTGACCGCGACGACGAGAGGATCTGCCGCCGCCCTCAGCGCCGTCGGAACGCGGCAGAGTGTTCGAGCGCTCCCGACGGCCGCGCCGCTCCGTTTGCCGCCCAAAAACCATCGCAACGCAACTGCCTAACCTCGACCAGGGCCGCCCGGATGATGCTGGCGATCGTTAGGCTTGGCGCCGAGGATAAAACGGAACTGCAACTGCTTCAGCAACCGAATGTGCGGCGTGCCAGCTGGCCAAGCCGGCTTCCACGATCGGCAGCTTCAACTGGGGATGTTCCAGGCGGATCTTCTCCAACAGACGCTTGGAAGCATTGCGGTCGCAATCGTTCTTCGTCTGACCGTCCTGTTGCACGATCGGTTCAGGGGCGAACGGAATGACAAGCCGCCTGTCGGGATGGGCCATCGCCACGACCAGCATCTGATGGTAATAAATGACGTGGCAGCTCTTGTGTTTGCGTTGCAGACAGATCGGGCAATGGACTTTCCGGGCCGAACGCGACCGGGGGCGGGATGCGGCACGCGAGACCGACCGGACGTGGCCACGGCCATCCGCGAGTGCATCACCACCACCGCCCCCTCGCCTCATGCGACACCGTGTATGCGCCACGCCACCGCTGGCGTGTGTGTGTCGTGCATGCGCGTCACCGCTGTCGTGTGCGGCACCACCGCGTGTGCTGGTGCTGCGTTGGTGCTGGTGTGTGTGAGGATCCTGTGAGGGTGGGGTGATCGGCGTATGCGGCGGTGTGCGAATGTGCCTGCGGGATGTGCGATCGCACAGGTGGTTGTGTTCGTTTTGGACATTTCGGAAAAATTTCAAAAAATGTGTCATGCTCGGGTTGCCCGCGACGATATATATATTAGGATTGAGGATGACACGCGGGCATGAGCCCGCACCGACCCGGCGGGTTCCGGGGGGGGAGGATGTGAGATGAGATATGATATCGTCAGGACCGGCGACACTGGCATTGGCCCGTGCTCGACCGGGTCGGTCGGCGGGTGCGACGTGATCGTGCCCGCCGACCACGGCAAGTACGCCACGATCGCAGAGGCGCGCCGACATGCGCGGCGCGCCGACGAAGAGGCGTACGCCGCGTATGTTCGGCAGTGCCCCGACGCTGGGGCGCTGCCGCCCTGGGACGAATAGCCTTGTGCCCGCGCTCCCGCGCGCTCAGCGGGGGTGCGGGTTTTTTCGTGGGAGGATGTGAGATGACAGAAAAAGACAAAGACCGATGCGACGAGTGCAGGCGCAAGGAGTGCGCCTGCGAATACTGCGAGGAATGCAGACGGTGGCACCCGCGCCCGGTGTGGGCGCCCGGGCGTCCGTGCGGACGTCCGCTGCCGCGCCGTCGGGCGTGGGTCCACCGCGACGACTAGCCGGCTCGAGCCTGAGGGGCGCCTGAGGCGCCCCGACGGCCCGCGCCGTCATGCGACACCCCCACGCGGTGCGGTCGCCCATGTGGCGACGCATCGCGCGGGATGTGCTGCCAGACGGCCAGATGGGTGATGCGGACGCGCCGTCCGCGGACACCCTCGCACCCAGGGCGGCTGGGTGCGAGGGGGGATCTGGTGCCGCCAGCGATCGGAGGACGTGATGATGATGACCACCACCACCGACAGACTCGCGCGCGTCATCGCGCGAGTACGCGACCGCCGCGGCGAAATCGCGGCCGAAAGACTGCTCCGTCGGCTGGCCGCGGCTGGCCACGGAGAGATCCAGGACGATCCCTGGCATGGGACCGTCCTGGTGCCAGAGCCAGGACAGTGGTGGGCGGAGTCAGATGGGTACCCCACGGACGGACCGTGGGACTCGGCCGATGAGGCCCTCCGCGAGTACGCGGAGGGCTGCGACTGGCCGACCGAGCCGCGGACCTGGTGGCTGCACGTCGCCGCGTTCCGCCGCGGCATCGACGCCCGCGGCGACGATGTACAGGTCGACCTGGTGGGCGACCACGTCGCGATGGCCCCACCAGAGCCGCCGTGCATAGACGGCGGAGAGCACGAGTGGGCATCCCCCCATGAGATCGTGGGGGGGTGCCGCGAAAACCCCGGCGTGACTGGGCACGGCGGTGGCGTGATCATCCGAGAGGTCTGCACCCGATGCGGGTGCGGACGCACCACCGATACGTGGGCGCACTGCTCGTCCTGCGGCGCCCAGGGGCTGACGGCCGTGGCGTACTCGCCAGGGGAACACGCAGGCGATGTGCTTCCGCAAGCCGTGCAAGATCTCGCCGAGCTGGCAGATCCAGATATGTGCGAGACCGCGCGCGAGGCCGCATCCTGGCTGGCCGTCGCCATCCGAGACGGCGATGTGCCGCCAGCAGATCGACCGCGCCTCAGCCGGCTGGATGACGACCAGTGGACGCGATTGCGCGCCGCCGCTGAGTCTCTCGCCGCGCCAGGACATGCCCCGGTCGTCCGGACGCAGGACGACACCGAGAGGGCGATCCTGCGAGAGGCAGTGCGCCTCGCGCGCACATACTAGCCGGCTCGAGCCTGAGGGGCGCCGCAGGCGCCCCGACGGCCCGCGCCGTCTGCGGGAACCCTCGCACCCAGGGCGGCTGGGTGCGAGGGGGGATCTAGTGCCGCCAGTATGATTGGAGGATGCCATGAAATATGAAACCATCATGGCCAGTATGAGCAGTGGCACATGCCCACGCTGCGGCGGTCATGTGACCGCCGCTAAGTACTCGGACCGTGCCGCCATGGTCCGCTGCGAGATCTGCGGACTAGTCGGCGCGAGCAGACGGTGGCCGCGCAAGATGCGCGGCGCGTACGATCCAGCGATGGGCAGGCGACCGGACTATCTGTGCCACCTGCGCCAGAGGCGCAAGTGGTATCGCATCGACTCCGTGCCGCGAGGAGCGTACACCTTCGCGTGGGGGCACCGAGGATACATCCACTGCGACGAGCGCGGCGTATGGTGGTGGTACGTCCGCGGGGTGGGCATGCGGCCAGATGGCACGCGACCGCGTGACATCGTGGGGTTCGTCGGACCGCCCACCACGAGAGACTGGGAGCACATGGAGGAGATCCCGACGGACGAGGTGCCAGCCGATGTCCGCGAGCGGCTGGCCACCGCCAGCTAGCCGGCTCGAGCCTGAGGGGCGCCGCAGGCGCCACGACGGCCCGCGCCGTCTCGCGGGACACCCTCGCATCCTCGGCGGCGGGTGCGAGGGTTGATCTAGTGCCGCCAGCTATCGGAGGATGGAGCATGACGAAAGCAAAAATAGTCCTGGCGGGAGACGAGTACTACGCCATCCCGCCGAACGTGGAGTGCCCAGACCGCGGCCTGCGGTCTGAGTACGTTCCCGGATTCGGTCGCAGGCCAGTATGGACCGGCCAACGCCGTGTGCCGGTAGGGGATCGTTCCGACGACCGCAGCACGCGTATCGTTGAGCTACCATACTGGGGGACTCGATCACACACGATCGAGTCCAATGACGGCCTCTCGACAAGGCTGGCAGGCTTTGATGAAACGCTCGTCTATAGGCGCGCGTACCGCTGGCCTGGTGGCCCGGGCGTAGGCGACATCTACGTCTGGGCAGAGCCCGAGCCGGATCGACCGACCGGATGCGTGCGGCGGATCGCCCGCCGCAAGACGGATGACCGGAACTACGAGATCATCCGGCCGTACGACGAATGGCCGGACTATCTGGCCGTCGTGTCCACCGAGGTGTGCCGCAGCGCAATCCCCGCAGGTGGCACGCGGGCAGAGGCAGAGGAGACCCTGCTCAACCTCGCGATCGAGCGGGGATGGGAGATCTGATGATGCGGATGGCTCGCAGGCTGGATGCCAGCAGGCGAGCCAGGGACGCGCCGGCTGGAGATCGTCATCCCGGCGTAGCCGGCCCGAGCCTGAGGGGCGCCGCAGGCGCCCCGATGGCCCGCGCCGTCCGCGGGAAACCCTCGCACCATGGGCGGCTGGGTGCGAGGGGGTGAGACTGTGCCGCCAGCAGATCGGAGGTGGAGCATGACGAAAGAAGCAATCGACAGAAGGGAGCAGCAGCTCAAGGGCGTCCTCGAAACGCTCGCTGAGCTGCAAGCCGAGATCGACCGCATGCGATCGCAAGACCGTATCCTGTCCGTAGACTACAGGATTGCATGCATAAGGGCGAAATCCATGCGAAAGCACGCCAACGCCCTGCGCGAAGAAATCCGGCGGCTCAAGAGACTCGCCGGCATCAAGTACAACGGCACCGACTGGCAGGCATTCTACCGTGCCGCCAGACGACTGCTCACCCACAAACAGTTCGCGCGCATCGAAAATGCCGCGCGGAAGATGAGCGAGTGATGGACAATGCAGACAGACCTTATCCTCGGCATCGCGGCTGTTGCGATCATGATCACTGCCGCCATAGCTGCCGACATGAGGAGGACACGATAATGTCCGAAGAATCGAGACGACATTGGAGACACTGGCGGTGGCTCAATACACTGCCGTTTGAGCGATACCGCCGCGCTATCGCAACCTGGAAACGCCTGTTCGGCGTCTGGCCGAGGG